AAGGATAACACTATGTGGACTAAACCAACTGCAACAGAAATGCGCTTTGGATTTGAAGTGACTATGTACGTCATGAACAAGTAACTAACCGCAACACAACTTAATCATAGCAATATGATGCAGAAGTAAAGGTCTATAGATACCTAAGAACGGATATACAAATCTTTAAGTCAACGGATGCTTTAAATCCAGATGCCAGCGACCCTGATATTACGGGGTCGGGCTATTTAAATTCTAGGAGAAGAATATGAAAAACATAATGGAGACAGATGTAGATTTATTTGGTGATACGCAAACAGTAAAACCAGACAGCGTAGTAGCACAGCGCTTTATAGAAATGCCATTTACTATATTAGACACTAAGTCAGGTAGATGGAATGAGCGTAAACGTGCTTGGAAAAACAGCGGTATAGACAGCGAGCTAGGTAGAGACACAAACAGTGGTGAAATGAGCGACAATGCCACCATGAACGTGCCTAAAATAAATGGCTTTGCTTATAACAAAGATGGTACAAAGAAAGAAACAGAGTTAGATGGAAAAAAGAACGTAGCTAGTATATTTGACCCAGTGTTATGCGAGTTAGCATATACATGGTTTAGTAAGGCTGGCTCACAAGTTGTAGATTGTTTTGCTGGTGGCAGTGTTCGTGGTGTAGTAGCTGGTTCATTAGACCGTAAATACTATGGCATTGACCTAAGGGAAGAACAAATAAAAGCTAACGTACAGCAAGCTAAGGATTTAATACCTAACGCTGATGTACAATATGTGTGTGGTGATAGTAACGCATTAATAAAGGACGCACCTGATGCAGACTTTATATTTAGTTGCCCACCATACGGTGACCTTGAGGTATATAGCGACAAGGAAGATGATTTATCTAACATGCCAGACGTTGAGTTTGATAAGGTGTATGCAAACATTATTAAACAAACATGTGACAGGTTAAAAGATGACAGGTTTGCTTGCTTTGTTGTAGGTGACTATAGAGACAAAGATGGTAACTACACTAACTTCACTGGTAAAACAGTGCAAGCTTTTTTAGATGCTGGGTTAAAGCTTTACAATGAAGCTATACTAGCAACACCCATTGGGACGGCTATGCTTAGGGCTGGCAAGCAATTTGATGCTAAACGCAAGTTAGTTAAAACACACCAAAACGTATATGTATTTTTAAAAGGGGATGCACGCAAGGCTAGCAATTACGTAATGGATAAATAACATTCGGTGGGACTGCTTCCTTCTCCTGAGCAGTTTAAATCCCACCACTTACACATGTTCAACACTCTTAACTGGGTGTTGAGCATATTTTTTTTGGGATTAAATATGGGCGCTCCTACGGGCAACAAAAACAGCAGTAAAGAAAACAGAGCATGGGGCAAGGTAGTCCGAAAGCTCGCAGTGCAAGAGGATGCTAAACGCATGCACAAGGTAGCTGAAGCTCTTTTCCGTAAGGCAGAGGACGGAGACATTAGCGCAATCAAAGAACTTGGAGACAGAATAGATGGAAAAGCACAGCAAGAAATTACAGGAAACAGCGACGCCCCAATCAACATCATTGTTAAAACAGGAATTGACGAGTGAAAACACACAGGTATTGGAAACAGGTTACGAACCTAGAGAGCCACAAAGAGAAATACACAAAGCTATCAAAAACAGTAGGTGGACAGTGGCAGTCTGTCACAGACGTATGGGAAAAACGGTCTGTGCAATTAACCAGCTTATACACTCGGCTCTTAAATGCGATAAAAAGAATCCTCAATTTGCATACATAGCTCCAACGTATGGGCAAGCAAAACGTATTGCATGGAATTACTTAGTAGACTACACAAGACCTTTAGGAGGCACAGCAAATGTTTCAGAACTTCGTGTTGATTTTATGGGACGTCGTATTAGTTTGTATGGCGCTGACAATCCTGATTCCATTAGGGGCATTTACCTTGATGGTGTGGTCGTTGACGAATATGGTGACATACACCCTAGCCTGTTTACAGAAGTGTTACGACCGGCTCTTTCGGATAGGTTAGGCTGGGCATTATTTATTGGAACACCTAAAGGTGCTAACCACTTTAAAGAGTTAAGAGACTTAGCAGACAAAGAAAGCAACTGGGCATTAAAAGAGTTTAAAGCAAGCGACACAAACCTTATACCCCAAGAGGAATTAGATGACGCTCGCAAGGCTATGGGCGACAGCAAGTACGACCAAGAATTCCAAATTAGTTTTGACTCACCTATTGTTGGTTCATACTATGGTGAAATAATACAAGACATAACAGACCGTAATCACATAAGAGAAGTATTAACCCAGCCAGCCACAGCTAAGTGGACTGCTTGGGATTTAGGTGTAAGTGACAGCACATCAATATGGGTGTGTGAAACAATTGGTGGTGAAGTTCGCTTAACAGACTACTATGAAAATCATGGGCAAGGTCTTGATCATTACATTGCTTACTTAGATAAGAATGGTTATCGAGATTATGTCCACATATTACCTCATGATGTTATGGTAAGGGAATTACAAACAGGTAAGTCACGCTATGAGTTTTTAACTGATGCTGGGCTTAACATAGAAGTAGCACCAAAGAGTAGCGTAGAAGATGGCATACAGGCAGTAAGGCGTATGTTACCTAACGCTTGGTTTAACAAAGAAACAACTAAGTACGGTGTAGAGTGTTTACGAAACTACCGCAGAGTATTTAATGAAAAGTTAAACGTGTACCAAGAAAAGCCTTTGCATGATTGGTCAAGCCATTGTGCAGATGCTTTTAGGTACTTAGCACTAACACTTGATGGGCAATCAACTATTACACGTACTGACTGGGGCAAGCCTTATACAACACACGCAGAACTAGACAGTTATAAAGACCAATATATGTAAGGAGAACATACATGCTTAACGTTATTAAATGGACAGGTAGTATCATAATCATAATAAGTATGATACTAACCAGTGCAAACATATACCCACTGAACATATTCTTAGCTATACCAGCAACCCTTTGTTGGGTTTACGTAAGCTTTAAATGGAACGACAAGAGTTTAATAGCTATGAACCTAACAGCATTGACTATATATTTGATTGGAATCACGCATTATTTCCAATCCATGTAGGGTAGCCTACCCAGATTCAACACAGGCGCTTAAAATGCGTGACAGCGAATATCACGTAAAATACAGCCCCTATTTATAAGCCTCTCAAGGCACTAAAAAAACACAGAGTTAACATAAAACATATAACAATCAAACACTTGGAACAACATACAAAATGACAGAAGAACAACTAAAGGCGCTACTAGATAATTACATAACAGACAGCCAAAGCGCATACGAAGAAGTTGACGCTGATGTAAAGAAAGCAAATGACTATTACTTAGGCAGAGACTATGGTAATGAAGTTAAAGGCAAGTCTAGTGTAACTACAAGAGAGGTAGCCGAGGCTGTTGATGGTGCATTACCACAACTGCTTAAGATATTTACTCAGTCAGTTGATGTAGTCGAGTTCACACCACAGAACGATGGCGATGCTACCGTTGCAGAAAATGTAACACAGTATGTTAACCATATATTTAATAAGGATAACTCCGGTGCAATTATTATGCACAATTGGTTCTGGGATAGCTTAGTAAACAAGGTAGGTATAGTAAAAGCATTTTGGGATGTTAAAGAGGACGCTAATGAAGAGGAATACTTTGGGTTAAGCCAAGACGAGTTAGCTATGCTTATGCAAGAGCCTAGCGTAGAGATAGTAGAGCAAGAGGAGTTAATGGGTGAGCCTATGCCAGTTGGTGTAGACCCTATGACTGGTGAGCCTCTTACACAGTTAGCCCCTAGTACTTATAACGTTAGACTAAAGAAAACAGTAGACGCTAGTAGGGTAAAGATAGAAAACGTACCTAGTGAAGAGTTTATGATTGATAGGAACGCAGACTGCATAGATGAAGCACGCTTTATTGCACAGCGTAAGATGTTAACACGCTCTGACCTAGTAGCTATGGGTTACGATAACAATATCATTGCAGAGCTAAACACAGATGATGAGGTAAGTAAGTTTGGTTTCCAACATAGCGTTGATACAAACAACACAGACCCAAGCCAAGACCTAATAGCTTATTACGAGTGCTACTTAGACATAGGTGATGAAGATGGTTTAGCTAAGAAACACCGTATATGTTATGCAAGTAAGACAATACTAAGTGATGAGGAAATAGACTATGTACCATTCTATAGCCTATGCCCCTTCCCTGTGCCACATACATTCTATGGTCAGTCTATGGCAGACAGAACTATGGAGCTACAGTTTATTAAGTCGACCATTACCCGACAAATGCTCGACAACTTATACTTAACTAACAACAGTAGGGTGGGCGCAGTAGAAGGACAGGTTAACCTAGATGACCTACTTAACAGTACAGCCGGTGGTATTATTAGAATGAAGAACCCTAATGCTATTGTGCCATTACAAGTACAAAGTAGTGCTGGGCAATCCTTTCCAATGCTAGAGTACTTAGATGGTGTGCAAGCTAAACGTACTGGTGTAAGTGATATGAACCAAGGCTTAGATGCTAACGTTCTACAAAACGTATCAGCTACAGCAGTTGCAACTATGACTGCACAGTCACAAGGTAAGCTTGAGCTAATAGCA